GTCTTCTCTATTTACCATCTCTGATCTAAATGAACTCATTAACTGAGTACCAGGTAGGTTAGGGATTGGGATCCTTTATCGCTACTCTTCGCCGAAGCTAGATACCCGGGAGGCTTCAATGGCTTGTTAGGCCAGATCAGTGATGTAAGTGGAGTGACGACTAAGAGGAGTCAACGGCCTTATCGCGTACCGCAACCAATGCGGTCGAACGGTGAGAAGCTGCCTCCCGAGCTAAAAGCTCGGTGACTTTCTTTTGGAGATCCTCCATCATCTTGAACTGGTCTGTCAGAACCCTCCGCTCCTTCCAATCAATGGATACGAGCGGGGTCGGTTCGTCTGGCAAGTCCAACTTGAACGTCTCAGGGGTAGCTGCATCGTAACGGTCGGCAAGGGCTCCCGAATGGAAGTCCTCAACGATTGCGTCGAGATGAGCATTCCGCAGCCACCAGGCTCGGATAAGGGTCCCTAAGTAGATCCAGAATGACGGGCCAACCAAAATCAACGGGATTGAGAGTATCCCGGCAACAACACTCATCTGGAACCGGAGTACTGGCCACTTCCACCAATTAAGGAGAAAGTGCTTCAGATTCCGACCAGGTGCGTGTACCTTATCACGCCACATACCAGCGAAGGCCAAGCTAGAAGCTAGGTCGACGATGGCATAGGCTGACACCAGTGGTAACCCGGTTAGTCGAGTGAACCATGCCTTCGCGCAAGCGATAACATGGCCCGACTGACCTCCAAGGAGACCACTGGGACCAAGGACAGTTGCAATCATCAGAGACAGAGTAGACTCCGAAATGTTATTTCGAATCTTCTTTGCAACTCCGATGAAACTCTCAACATGCTCTGGAAAGTTCAGCCAACCGCGTTGGAACATCTGAATGATTAAGACTGGCAAGAAGTGAATGTTACGTATGGTAGCCAGGAGTAATCCCGGCCCCATCGCTGACAACTCACCCCGAGTTCCTGAAAACCAGCGCTTCGCAAACTCAAGGAGGCCGGTCTCACTCACAATTGATTTGTGAAATGAGATCGCCACCCCAAAAGTCCGCATAATCGCAAGGTAGTGTTCCGCGACGCCCTTATCTGCAATGACTATGTCATCGCCTATAATTGCGTAAAACGGAAACCACCCTACCCACCCTGAACGCATAGCAGCCATTTGCACCACAACGTGATGCATGACCGCCAACATCGCCCAAGATGAGTAAGCTCCCATCGGTTGGCCCACCGCATAGCGGACGGGCTTCCCTTGGAACCACCAATCTCGGTCAAGCAGAACGCCCCATGCCCAGGCAAAGACTGACCCAAATAAATGGGTTAGAATTTGTTTCTGAGCGGCGACTGGTAACCGATCCGTTGCTGAGGAGAGATCAAAAGAGAAGCATGGAGACCCGAGGCGAAGACGGGGTATGACCCATTCTTGGACCGGTTTCCACTGATCGTGTGTACCATCCTGAGGAATTAACCTCAGCATGGCAAACAGACCATCATGGAGTGGCCGGAACAGAACCTGGGTCCACCAATCCGTAATCGCCACAATTCGTGTCTTACCTGCACCTTCTTTAAGAGCTGCTAAGCTCCCAAGTCGGCCTCTAATGAGAACACCAATCAATGGAAGGAATGGTAGGCTAATCAATTGGATACAAAGGAACCAGCACCAGAGAGCTCCGCGTTTAGTCCGTAATGCGAACACCGTCCATGCAAACCATTGAATTGGATTGTAGAGGAACGATATAGCATCTATGACACTGAACCACGTAGCCTTTGGACCGTTAGGACCTGCGGATTCTGATATGAACAAGGTAGGCTTCCCTAACTTTACAGTCGGAAACAGAGCTAGGACTTCACCCAGTTCCCCTGAAGGGAACCGTGGATCCTTACCAACAAAAGCATCCGTAATGGACGCTAATGACGGCTTGGCTGAAAAGGCCATAACTCTATAAAACGACAGTATTGTCAGGACAATTCGCGTTGCGAGGATACTGCGCCACTGACCTTCATCTCTTGCGAGACGAATTAGGTGACGTAGCTTTCCTGGGATAATCGTAGGTAGCCCTCGTCTATCCTTCCTAGCCTCTGTACCTCCTTTTGGGAGTGTATATTGACTATGGTTAAGGTAGGCGATTACCATTCGCACAGTCTCCTTCAGATAGAGGACAAGGAATTTCTTCCCTGACTTCTTCCAAAGAAAGACCATGCGCGTGGTTAAGGTCTTGTATTCCGTTAGCAGATCCGTCAATCCACAGAGAAGAACCAACAAGTGCGCCATAGTCCACAATTCAGTGGTTCTGGCCCATTTGCGGTTTAAAATTGCACCCGACATCATTTTAATATTATTAAAGTTGATTGTCACTATTGTATAGTAAAAGGTGTTAATTTCATAACCTTCTCTCTCTACGGGTTGATGGGGTGTGAGCCCACCAAGGCCGCACCCGGGTGCATGCGCGACGGGCTGGGAGAGGGAGTTATCCGAAGAAGGCTACGCCTGGAATCTTCACCAGGTTTAGTTTTCCGCGAGCACCTCCTAGGCTTTTAACGTGACCTAGTTAGTGGATCGGTGTCCGATGACGGCCCTCCTACAAAGGAGGACACGAGTCGGCAGGATGAGGGCTTGACAGACAATGTCATCAGGTACCATCCAATACGGTTAATACTGAACGGGGCCAGAGCATTATCGGTCCGGATAAAATCCGG